CAAGATCTGCGATGTCTTTTTGCGCTTTTTCAATACTCTTAGTTGCACGTAATAGTGCAGGCTCTAATGTACTTAATTCCTTTTTAAGAGCCAAAATAGCATTGTTATGCTCAGTCCAATTTGATAGGTTTTCATGTAACTCTAGTTCATTTTCAATGTCTAAGTGCTCTAATTCGGCGATTGCCTCTTTTAACTTTAATGTATCAGTAGTGCGTTTAGATAGCCAAGCCTTTTGATTACTTTGTAAACTAGTAATAGTACTTTCGATCTTACTGTTTGCAGTTTGTATTGCCTCAATTTTAAGAGTTTCTTCAGTAATAGAATCTTTAGTTTGTTTAGTTTGATCTTTTAGTGCATCTGCCTTCTCACTTAGGATTGTAATACCTAATAACTGTTCAATAATAGCACGTTGATCGTTTTGACGCATACTTAAGAACGGTTCAGTGTAAGTGTTTAGTGCAACAATGTGTTTGAACATATCATGTGACATATCTAGTAAGTCATTAATATACTCTTGAGTCTTGCGACTATCGCCTTGTGACTCATCTGTTAACTCTTGTTCTTGTTCGTTAACATAAAATCTTAATAAGTTAGGTCCACGACCACGTTCAACACGATAATCAACATTATTCTTTTCAAAGTGTAGTGTTACTAACATACCTTTGCTATTAGTTTTATTAATTAGGTTGTTTGCTCTAATGTTTGTAAGTGCTTTACCATATAATGCATAACTTAGTGCATTAATAATAGTAGTCTTACCCGTACCATTACGTGAACCACTGTCATCGCCGCCTTGATCTAAGTTTTCACCTAATACAAGTGTAAGTTGCTGTTGATTAAAATCTACAGCCTGGGTCTGATTGCCCACACTCATAAAGTTTCGTACTGTGAGGTCTTTAATTTTTATCATAGCTCGTTATAAATGTCCATTAGCATCTTCTTATTGAAGTTGTCTGAGTCGATTGCGGCAATTTCACCAGCAACAATTTGATCGACGCTTTCAAATTGCTGGATGTCTAATTCTGTACTAATTTCTTCTAGTTGTTTTTGCGGTATTAAGCTGATTTCGCGACACTTGTACTGATTAATAAAAGTTTCTTTAATAAAACTTGCTTCTTCGTAACTAATAGGTAAATCTAAGTTAACACGCAAATACATATTAGGTTTAATAAACGAATCTGCTTCGTCTATGAGCTTACTAAGTTTAATAGTTCTGTACTTAGGACAGTTTGGCCAATTAAGGTATACTGGCTCAGCATCATTTTCTCTATCGAGTATCATCATGCCACGGTCATCGTCCCACGCATCAGCATAGTTATGTGGAAATGCATTACCTAAGTAATGTACAACACCTTGTTGCTGACGTTTGTGAAAGTGTCCACTAAAAACATACTTTTGATTAGCAAAATCTTCAGCACGTAACTCTCCGTGATCAGGCATTTGTACCATAGCATTCATATAAAAGCTAGGTAATTCAAAATGACCAAAGATATATTTGCTTTCTAACTTCCTAAGTTTCTTCCATTCGTCACCTACAAGCCAAGGTACAATAGTTACGTCTTCAATTGTAGTAATTTCGTCTACAAACGTAATACCTGGAATGTGCTTTGCAAATGCTGTACTGTTAACGTCTCGCTTGTCTTTATAATACAAGTCATGATTACCATCAAAGAAGAAAAACTGATCAAATGCTTTGCCTAGTTTTTCCATACTACGAATTGTTGCATCCATAGTAGTAAGATTGAGCGAATTTCTATTATGATGCCAGTCACCGCAAAAAATACCAGTTTCACACCCGTTTGCTTGCGCTTGTTCAATGTACCAATCTATAAAATCTTCGCAATCTTGATTGTGTACTTTACTATTGCCTTTTAATCCAAAGTGGATGTCGGTAAAGACAGCTGCTTTCTTAAACAAATTCTAATCTCCATTATTATATACTAGTATGATACACTCAAATTGACAGTATGTCAAGTAGTTTTGGCATTCTTAACTTTTTCAGCAATGTCATGCTCTCTTTTTTGAGCTGCTTCCCATTCTGCATTATGTTGTCTAGTATAGCTAGGATTCATATCATTCATTTCTAAGATATCATCTCTAATGTTTTGATTTCGTTTTTCTAAGTTAATAACACGTACAAAACTGTTAGTAACTGCCGCTGTATAATAAGCAAATGGATTATTTGACTTTGATTCGTCAAACTGTAGTCCAATTTGTGCTAATTGTAAAATTGCTTGGCCGCGCATTTCGTCGTTGTAGGTATATCCACGTACATTGCCTCTAGTTGCGTATCTTTCGCACAGTTTTATCCACATCATAGCAAGTTTATCAGTTGCTTTAGCGTGTTTCATACTGAAACTGCCGTTTTCCATGCCGCCTTCCCAATGACTCTTGCCTACTAACTGTAATTCTCCATCATCATCAAACTTATAATGAACAAAAGGTGGAAAATTTAGCTTTACTTTAGTATCTGCTATTGTTTTTGGGTTCTTTTTACGTCCAGGCTCGTCTGGAATGTGGTCAAACGTCATTACACGGAAGATTAATTCTTCTTTTGTAATCTTTCTGTAGTCTACTTCGCATTGTGCTTGTTTAACTTTTTCACCAGCCATTTTACGAGCGGCGTAATCAGCATCGCCTAGGCGTTTTGCTTTGTTGCGTTTAGCTTCAGCAATAGTTCTAATGTTAATTTTATCGATATCGGGCAAAATAATATCAAATTGATTATAGTCGTTGTCTATGAAACTAGAAAATCTTGATTTTGATTTATGTATTTCTTTTAAAAGATCTTTGTTGTTTAAGTAGTTAATTTTTCTCATAATTTCTCCAGTAGTTGTATACATTATAATATACTCTGTTAATAAAGTCAACTAAATAATGTATATAGGAGACAATGATGGCAAATGCAAACGATCCACAAAGTAGTATAGAAAACTTAGGCGGTAGCGTAATCAGTGCTGGCGAAGATATAGTTAATACAGTTATAACTAATCCCATACAAAGCGTAACCGACAGTATTTCTGATACTGGCTTTGGTAAAGCATTAAGAGCAGTTGGTCTATTACCTGGTGCTGTACCTACAGCCGGTGTTGGCTTTACAGCTGCAAACTGGGGATCTAAAACTGACCTTGATTGGCGTGTTAGATTATCAGTTCCGTCTACATATAAAACAAGTCCGGTATTACAGCCTCTACTTGAAACTGATGGGTTCATGTTTCCATACACTCCTCAGATAATTATGGAACATAGTGCTAACTATAATTCATTGCATCCTACACATAGTAATTATGCCTTTCCTGCTTATCAGAACAGTCAAGTGAACGCTATGACAATTATTGGAGACTTTTTTGTTGAAAACGAACAAGAAGGAAGATATTGGGTAGCAGCAACACACTATTTGCGTTCAATAACAAAAATGGCATATGGTGCTAGTTCTAATGCAGGATCTCCGCCACCGGTTGTTAAACTAAACGGATATGGCGATTATGTTTTTAAAGATGTACCAGTTACGGTACAGATGTTTACAGTTGAATTACCAAACGATGTTGATTACATTCAAGTTGGTATAGGCGAAAACGGTACTTGGGTACCAACACGTAGTTCGTTCTCAGTTGTTGTGCAACCTACATACAGTAGAAAAAGTGTAACAGGCTTTAGTTTAGATGCATTTGTAAATGGTGCATACATAGTCGACAATAAAGGATTTATTTAATGGCAACTTATAGTTCAACTAGTCCTTGGCACACTACGCCTAAGACTGAAAATCAATATTTAGATATATTGAATATCAGACCTGTTCCGTCAGCAGACGACGATATATTATATACAGTGCAGCCACAGTATGCTTATAGACCAGACTTGCTTGCATATGACTTGTATGGATCAAAGGATTTATGGTGGGTGTTTGCACAACGAAATATGGACGTTATAAAAGATCCGGTTAATGACTTATTACCAGGTGTTAAGATATTTTTACCTAAAGGTCCGGATTTATCACAGTTGCTAGGAGTATAATATGCCAAAGACGCCATCTGGAAATATTATTACAACAGGCTTAAACAATGCAGGATCTACAATATCAAGTGGTGCTATTAATACAGCAAATGTCGTAACCGGAGAAGTAACCGGATTAGCTTCGGGTATTATTGGCGGCGCAGTTAATCAGGCTATTGCTCCTGTAGTTAATATTGCTAGTAAAGGCAAACAGGTTTATGATCTAGTAAAAAATCCTACACTAAGCGGCGCATTATCATTGTTAGGTAGAGGATTTCCTCCCTTTAGAAATGAATTAGATAAATTTGCAAGTTACAATTATATTTTTACACTTGGTGCATTAACAAATTTAGAATTAAATTTTCCACTAAGTTATAGAACAGTTGGACCGTTAATTAAAATAATTAAAAGCGGAGGAACTGGCGGAAATAAAATTCCTACTATCTACGAATTAGACGGCCAAACAGAATTTTTTATTGAAGATGTAGAAATTCAAAATCACTTAGCGCCAAATCCTGGAACACGATTAAGTAATGCTACAGTTATTGATTTTAAAGTAATTGAGCCATACAGTATGGGACAATTTTTTCATTCTTTAAGAGCTGCGGCATTAGTAGCAGGACATCCTAACTATTTACAGGCTCCGTTTTTATTAAGCGTAGGATTCATTGGATATGACGATGACGGAAATGTTCAAGAACCAATGTTTAGTAAGCGACATATTCCTATTAAATTTGTACAAGCTGATATGGACGTTACTGAAGCAGGCGCTGTGTATGATGTCAAAGCTGTTCCTTATAATGAAAGTGCGTTAACAGATGAAATTAACAAAGTAAACACTGACATGGTAATAAAAGGTAGAACAGTTGCTGAAGTATTACAAACTGGTGCTGAAAGTTTAACAGTAAAACTGAATACAATTGAAGATGCCCAAGTTGATGCAAAACAAAAACCTGCGGCAGATTATTATGTTATTAGTTTTCCAAACGACAGTCTTTTAGCATCAGCTGGTATTCCTAACACTTCTGCAACACAAGGAGCTTCTACTGGAAAGTTTCAACAATTGTACGAAAGTATTCGAGGCACTGGAGCAGAAGTTCCGGATGGCTTTAAAGAACAACTACAAGAATTAAGTGGTACTACTACTTTAGGTGCACCTTTAGCTGCATCATTACAAGCAGCAGCAAATAGTTCAATTAATTCTATAGGAGCCGCAAAAGTAAATCCAGCAGATTCTCCAGGTGCAACTACACCAGGCAATGCTTCTCCGGCTGATGTTGAAAATGAAGATGAAAAAGGAAATATAATTGCCGAAAATGTTGCTTCAGGTGACGGAGATGCAGAAACATTTACATTTAGAGATGCTACGGGTATAACTGATATAATTGAAGATGTGATATTATCTAGTGACTGGGGACGAAATGCTGTTAAGCAAAAAGAAAATGCCAAAGGCGAATACGAATGGTTCAAAATTCATACTCATGTTTACAATAGTTCTAGCTTGTTTGGCGGACTTGTTACAGGAGCATCTCCTAAAGTTTATGTATTTAGAGTAGTTCCGTATACGGTTCCGGCTGCTGTATTTTCTTCTCCAAACTCTCAAGGTATATGGAATGCACTTGGCGCACAAGCAGGTGCTATAAAAGCATACAACTATATCTATACAGGTCAGAACAATGATATAGTTAAATTTGACTTGCATTTTAATCAAACATTTTATACAGGAATGCAAGCTACTCGTTCACAAAAAATGATGAGTCAAATATTTGGCGGATCAATGATGTCTAGGGAAGAAAATACTCCAGAAACTGCAACATCAGATACTAAAGGTACATCACCAGTTGGAAGTGAAACTGGATCTCATACTACATTGTCAACAAGTGAACAAAATCAAGTTAGTGGCGGCGGCGGAACAAACGATACAGGGACATCTGTTGCTAAAACTTGGAACAACAATCTTATTAATACTGATAGAGATATGATTACTGTTGATCTAGAAATTCACGGCGACCCATATTGGATTATGGATGCTGGATTAGGAAATTACTTAGGAATAGCAAATCCTGTAAACTCTGCTATAACACTTGAGGGTTCTTGTAACCCAGTAAATGGTACAGTTACTACAGTATTAAATTTTAGAACTCCAATGGACTATGATGGCAAAGATGGTTTTGTAAAATATCCACTTGGCGGCTTCTTGCCAATTGCTATGTTTAGTGGAGTTTATAGAACTATATACGTTACTAGTAACTTTAAAAACGGTAAGTTTACTCAAACGCTAAACCTAGCAAGAATAATGAATCAAGACTTGTCGCCAACTGCTGTAGTAAGTTCATTAGTTGGTGCATTTAAAGGTTCTGCTGCAGGACAAGCATTAGGTATAGGTACAGAAGAAAACAACATGGGATCATCGACATAACATGGCACAACAAACCCGCACTCCTAGATCAGATAATATTAGTCCTGGTGTTCATATTGGCAAGGTGGTAAGTCACCTTGACGGAACATTCATGGGCGGCATTGAAGTAGTGATTGCTAAAAGAACAGCAGCCGGTCCTATTGAAAATTATATTACTTGTAAATATGCTAGTCCTTTTGCTGGCCAATCGCCATATGATGGATTAACAGATAACGATGGACACGAGTATTCACAAAAAAGTTACGGCTTTTGGGCTGTTCCTCCAGACCCAGGTACAATGGTTATTGTGCTTATGCCAGACGGCGATTATAGTCAAGCATATTGGGTAGCATGTGTTCCAGATCTTGGAATGAATTTTATGACGCCAGGAAATTCTTCTACAACAGCAAATAGCGATGATACTTCCATTCCGTTACCTGTTGCAGAATATAACAAACGTCAAGAAGAAGGCGCCGGACAAGATTATACTAAATTTATAAAACCTACAAATACAGTTGAAAAAGAACGTTTAGAAAACGCAGGACTAGACAAAGATTTTGTTAGAGGCTATAATAGTTCTAGTGCAAGAAGAGAAGCTCCGAGTGCTGTATTTGGTTGGAGCACTCCAGGGCCACCTGATATGGACGGCCCAACATATCCATATGGTAGAACTGGAGCATCGATACAACGACCATTCAACAGACTAGGTGGATCTAGTTTTGTTATGGATGATGGTGATATGAGTTTGCGCCGTAGAAAAGCACCAGGCGGTGATGATTCTGACAAACCTTCATATGCTAATATTAATAAAGGCGAGTCAGACGGTGATAAAACTATTCCTGCTAATGAATTAGTTAGGCTTCAAACTCGTCACGGTCATCAAATTTTATTACATAACTCAGAAGACTTAATTTATATTTCACACGGTAGCGGAAATAGTTGGATTGAAATGACATCCAATGGTAAAATTGATGTTTATGCTAAAGACAGTATAAGTTTTAGAACAGAAAATGATATTAATTTTTATGCAGACAGAGACATAAATTTTGAATCAGGCGGCAACACAAATTTTACATCTACTGGCGGAAGTACATTTATTTCGTCTAATAATAACGTAGAAATTAAAGCAGGCATTGACGGTAAGATTACCGCAGGCAATAGTACTAATATTGCAGCTAAAACTCATCATGAAACAGCACTTGACGGAATTTATATGAATTCAAAAGAAACTGCTGCTGAAGCCGAAGCGGCAGTAGTACCAGTTAGAATTCCTGCACATGAACCATGGTCAGATCATGAAAATAATAATCCAAAAGAATTCGTAGCTGATAAAACAGCTGCAGTTTCGTTAGAAGAAAGAAAAGATTTTGTAAACGGTACACTAGCAGAAGCACCGGCACAGCCTGAACTAACTGATACATTTAAGCGTTCAACATAATAAGGTAAATACGGTATGAGTACAATAGAAAAAAGTTTATACAAACAAGTTTCAGTAAAAGGTAGTAATAACTCTGATAAAATTACCACAGAAAAAAGCCCTACATACAGAGGCTTTAGCACAGTGGATGATGAGGGAAGTAGTCATATACTACATGACATTGCCCTTATTAAACAAGATATTATCAATCACTTTCATATCCGTCAAGGAGAAAAACTTAGTGATCCTGAATTTGGAACAATTATATGGGACATATTATTTGAACCATTAACAGATACAGTTAAAAATGCAATTGTTGAAAATGTGTCAAGAATTATAAACTATGATCCTCGTGTTCAAGTAAATCAAATTACTGTAGATTCGTATGAAAGTGGTATTCAAGTGGAGTGCGAGCTTTCATATCTACCTTATTCTATAGTAGAAAAACTTCAGTTAAAATTCGATGAGGACGCTGGGTTTTTAACACAGTAATTATATACGCACTTATCGATCTCATATAAATACTGTTATAGATAAGGAATAGCCGATGTCGTCAACAGATAGACAAAATAGACTGCTTTTAGCAGAGGACTGGAAAAGAGTATACCAGTCATTTAGAAACGCAGATTTTCAGAGTTACGACTTTGATAATTTACGCAGAACCATGGTTCAGTACCTAAGGGAAAACTATCCCGAAGATTTTAATGACTATGTTGAATCAAGTGAATACCTTGCACTAATAGATCTTATTGCATTCTTAGGTCAAAATATTTCTTATCGTATTGACTTAAATGCTAGAGAAAATTACTTAGAACTTGCAGAGCGTAGAGAATCAGTTCTCCGTTTAGCACGTTTGCTTTCATACAATCCTAAGCGTAATCAACCTGCTAACGGATTACTTAAAATTCAAAACATTAGAACTAGTGAAGAAGTTAGAGACAGTAATAATGTTAACTTACAGGGTCAAAATATTACTTGGAATGATCCTGCTAACAGCGATTGGTACGAACAGTTTATTAAGGTAATGAATACAGCATTGCCTGTTAACGGAACATTTGGTCGACCAGCAAAAAAATCAGTTATAGCAAATGTTGACACTGAGCAATACAGATTTAGTAGTACTAATACTGATGTACCTACATACCAATTTAACAAAACTATTGATGGCAGAGCTGTGCGCTTTGAAATAGTATCTACAGATATTACAGACACTATTCAAGAAGAAGCACCATTCCCAGGAAACAACTTTGCTATGTTATATAGAGATGACGGCAAAGGACCTACAAGTTCAAATACAGGATTTTTTAGTCACTTTAGACAAGGTGTTTTAGATCAAGGTGTATTTACAATTAATGACTATGCATCAAACCAAGCTGTTGCAATTGAAACTCCGCAAATCAATAATACAGATGTGTGGTTATACAGTTTAGATAGCGTAGGCAACGAAAAAGAATTATGGACTAAAGTTGAAGCTCTACAGGGTAACAATGTCATTTACAATAGTCTTAACAAAGATAATAGAAATGTATATTCTGTACTAACTAGAGTTGACGATAGAGTTAGCCTAGTGTTTAGTGATGGAGTATTTGGAAATATTCCAACTGGACAATTTAAAACTTATTTTAGAACTAGTTTAAATGAAAGAGTTATTATTACTCCTAAAGATTTTAGAGGAATAACAATTACAGTTCCTTACCTTTCAAAGCGTAATAAATTAGAAACTCTTACAATAACTTATAGTTTACAATATACAGTTGATAACAGTACTAATAGCGAATCAACAGCGTCAATAAAACAAAATGCACCAACAACATACTATACACAAAATAGAATGGTTACAGGTGAAGATTATCAAATTGCACCTTTAGGAATCAATCAACAAATTGTAAAAGTTAAAAGTGTTAATAGAGTCTCAAGCGGAATTAGTAGATATTTTGATCTAGTAGATGCTACTAGCAAGTACAGTCAAACAACGTTGTATGCAAATGACGGTGTTGTATATAAAGAAACACAAACTAAAAAGGATGGATTTTCTTTTACTACTAGAACCGATGTAGAAGGCGCTGTAGAAAATACTATTGTACCAATCTTAAGTGATAAGAAAATTAGAAATTATTACTTTGATAAATTTAACAAAATTATAACAAGAGACTTAGGTGTTAATTGGGTACAGACTACAAAAGAAACAAATCTATCTACAGGATATTTTAAAAACATTGAAGACGTTCCGTCAACATTAGGTAATTTTACTGGATCTATTCTAAGTCTTGTTACTGTTGGATCTTTAATAAAAGTAATTGCTCCTGGATATGTTGCAAAAACTAATGCATCTGATCCTGATACTTCGACTAATCACTTTAATTCAAAAGGTGAACTGATTAACGGAACAGCAAAACTATTAGGTGACAGTTATTACAAATGGGTAAAAGTTGTTAGAATTAATGGAACTGGTTTTGAGCCAACAGAAGATGGCGCAGGTGCTGTTATACTAAATGATATTATTCCAACTGGAGCAATACTATTTGAAATTAAGCCACCATTAGCTAATAACCTAGAATCGGGCGTTAAACAGCAAATAATTGATCAAATATTTTCGTACAAAACATTTGGTTTACGATTTGATCAAGTTGCTGCAGAATGGCGTATTGTTACAGAAAATAACTTATCACTAGGAACAGGATTTAGTACAGGTAAAACTGGCGATGTTACAAATCAAAATCTTGATGCAAGTTGGTTAGTTTTATTTGAAACAAACGGAGAAAGGTATACTATTACATATCGTTCAATGAGATTTGTTTTTGAGAGTGATAATGAAATGCGTTTTTATTATGATTCAAGCGATAAAATATTTGATAATAAAACAGGAAAAATTATTAAAGATAGTGTCACTGTACTAAACATTAATACACAGCCTGATAATCCAGCACCGTTTACTCAAGATTTTAATTGGGAAATAGTTGATGCATATAGAGATAACGATGGCTATGTTGATAGTAAAAAATTAGAAGTCAGTTATTATGACGATGACGAAGATGGCGTAGTAGATGACGCAGATTTATTTGAAGAAATTGTTCAACCAGAAATAAACTCTACTAACAAATATATTATCTTTGAAAAAATTACTACAGCTGATGGTGTAGAAGATTTCAACTATCTTTCAAATAATGACGATTCTATAATTATTTTAAATTCTAAAACTGAAGTTGCTCCATTTAGTACATATACTGATCAGCAAATATTTTATTATATAGATACTGATGTATTTGAAATACTAGACAAGACAGCACTTAAATTAAATATCACATCTAATTATAAAGCAAGGATAGGTAGAGATAACTTAAAATTCCGCTACATCCATGCAGCAAGTTCTGAGTCTAGAATAGATCCTAGTGCAAGTAATATTATTGATATGTATTTGCTAACTAGAAACTACGATAATAACTTTAGACTATGGTTACTTGAACAATCTCAAACAAAACCGCTACCACCAAGTAGTGATCAGTTGTTTATTGAGTATGGCGCAGAGCTAAACAAAATTAAGTCATTAACAGATGAAATTATATATCATCCGGTTAAGTATAAAGTACTATTTGGTAACGAAGCAGATCAAGAATTGAAAGCTAAATTTAAAGTTGTAAAAAACGCAGACAAAGTTTTAAATGATAATGATGTCAAAACAAAAGTAATCACAGCAATTAATCAATTTTTTGCTTTAGATAATTGGGACTTTGGTGAAACATTTTACTTCTCTGAACTGTCAGGTTATGTTATTAATGAACTTGCACCTGATATTTCATCGTTTATTCTTATACCAGTACAAGAAGATCAATCATTTGGTAGCTTGTATGAGATTAAATCAGAAGCAGATGAAATTTTTATAAGTGGTGCTAGTGTAGATGATGTTGAAATTATTGATGCTATTACAGCTTCAAGATTAAAAGCATCAGGAAGTGTTGTAACAAAATCAACAACAGTAAATGCTGGAATACAAAGTGCTATATTTACTGACACAGCAACTCCTGTTAGTACAACGTCAACAAATTCAAATTCAAGTAGCTCAAGTAGCTCAAGTAGCTCAAGTAGCTCGAGTAGTTCAAGTAGTTCATCAGGCAGTTCAGGTAACGGAGGATATAGTTACTAATGGCATACGACAAGGATAAAAGCGAATTACCTCTTCCAGGGGAAAATTCACAGCGTAGACAAAGTGTTAGGCATTTACCTAAATATTTTAGATCAGAGAAAAATGAAAAATTCTTACAGTCTACATTAGATCAGTTATTACAGCCTGGAGTGTCAGAAAAGGTTAATTCGTTTGTAGGTAGAAAAACTGCAAAAGCATATGATGCTGATACTGATAGATATTTAGATGATGTTACATCTGACAGGGCTAATTATCAGCTTGAACCAGTTAGTGTTATTAAAGATAATCTGGGAAATACAGAATTTTTAAGAGACTATATGGATTATATAAATCAAATTGATAATTTTGGTGGCAACAATTCTAATCATAGTAGAAATAATAAACAAGAATTTTATTCCTGGAACCCAAGTGTTGATTGGGATATGTTTTCAAACTTCCGTGAATACTATTGGTTGCCTACAGGACCACAAACAGTAGTTGTTCCTGGAGATGCCAAAGAGATTACTAGTACATATACGGTTGAAATACAAAATGCTCTAGGCGATTTATCTTATTTGTTTACTCCTGACGGAGCAACAAACAATCCTACACTAAAGTTATATAGAGGTGTAAAGTATAGATTTGAAATTAATGCTGTTGGATCTCCTTTTACATTTAGAACTGCAAGAACACTTGAAGATGAGTTTTTATTAACTGACGAAGTGTCGCAACAAAATGTAGAAGACGGTGTTATAGAATTAACATTAGGACCTGGCACACCAAATGAAATTTATTATGTTGCTGATAACGATATTAATATGGGTGGATTGATTAGAGTTGCTAATCAATCTGAAGCAACAGTAATTGATGTTGAATCAGAAATTATTGGAAAAAAATATTATCAAACTAACGACGGATGGAGTCTTACTAACGGATTAAAAGTAAGATTTTCCGGCGAAGTTTTGCCTGCAAAATATTCAAATTCAGAATGGTACGTAGAAGGTGTTGGCAATAAAATACAATTAGTTTCTGATATTGATGTTGAAGTTAGTTTTCCAGTAGGTATTGATTTACTAGTACCGTTTGATGATAACAACGACGGCTTTGACTCTTTACCTTTTGGATCAGCAACAGGCTATCCACGTGATAAAGATTATATTACAATCAACCGTGCAAGTCCAGATGGCAACTTTTGGTCAAGATATAATAGATGGTTCCATAGAGAAGTAATAGAACTATCTGCAAAAATTAACAATTTAGTTCTTGAAGTTGATCAAAGTCAACGTGCTAATAGACCTATTATACAATTTGACCAAGGATTAAAGTTATATAACTTTGGTACAAAGACAAAACAAGTAGTTGATCTTATTGATGATTATACTACAGATGCGTTTAGTATAATTGAAGGTAGTGTAGGTTATAATATTGATAGTGTACAACTTGCAGAGGGAATGAGAGTATTATTCCTTAACGATACAGATCCATTAGTTAAAGGTAGAATATTTGAAGTTAAATTCATTAAATTTACAGGAAGCGGCAATAATGGACAAATTAGTTTAGTTGAGACTGGTGACACTTTACCACAAGCAGGCGAAAATGTTTTAATTACTAGAGGTAAAGAGTTTGCAGGTACAATGTGGTACTACGACAGTGTAACCTGGAATAAAGCACAAGAAAAAACAGCAGTAAATCAGCCGCCTGTATTTGATATTTTTGATGCAAATGGAAAAAGTTATTCGGATACATCAGTATATCCTGCATCGAATTTTAGAGGTACAAAACTTTTTAGCTACAAAGAAGGCCAAGGCAGAAATGATACTGTTTTAGGATTTCCAATCTCTTATAGAAGTATTGAAAATGTAGGCGATATTGTTTTTAACTTTGATTTTAATCAAGATACTACACAATATCAAATTGACGATCAAACATATACTATAAATGTTAACAACGGTTACTTAAGACAATACTTACAAAACAATCAATATCAATTAGTAGGCGCTTATGTTAAAGCAAATATTCCTAGCAATCAAGAAGTAGTATTACAGTATGTTAATGATGGCACAAAAATTAGCTATCCTATTAACAGTTATGATAAAAGTGCATTTGTAGAAGATTTAAAAGTTAATGTAACTGTTAATAATAAAGTTGTATACGAAAATACTGATTATGAAATAATTTCTACAGCAGACAAAGTAAAATCAGTTAAATTTTTAAATAAAATTTCTGACAACGCAAATGTTATAATTAAAACAACATCTGCTACTTCTAAAAATCAAAACGGCTTTTACGAAATTGCACCAAATTTAGAAAAGAATCCACTTAATGCTAATGTTGAGACATTTACATTAGGCGAAGTTACTGACCATGTTAGTAGTATTACACAAAACGCACCAAACTTTGTTGGAGTATTTCCAGGTACTAGTAATTTAAGAGATATGCACAATTTAAGTGTATATGGTAGAAAGTTTATTAAACACTCTGCTCCATTAAATCTTGCAATGTTCTCTACATTAGACAAAGAATCTAATGTAATTAAATCATTAAGATTTGCTAAAAAAGAATATAGTAAATTTAAAAG